GTTCGTACGCCTCAAAATAAATGTAAATCATTTATTCACCTTGTAGCCAAAGATTAAACTTTGTTAAAGCCAAGGGTATATAAAACTTCTCACATATATTTCAAGAACACAATCATCACGGGCATTCATAGCCACAGCATAATCATGTCATTCGTGCATTATAATAGTAAAATCAAGTAGTTGAACGTTAACACCTAGTCTTAAAGATAGGGGGTTACGTGCTTTATGGGAGTATACATCACTATATACAATTAATCGAAACTTGTTCTGGTTAGCCAGTATCAAATTCATGATACCTTAAGGCACGCAGACAAAGAACACCAAAACACCATAGGTCCGCCGTCAATAGACGGGAATCACATTACTACAATTAATATTTACTCTCATAATAATTATTAATAAACTCGTCTCTCATCTCTACTGGAAAATTATCAGGACTAAATGGTTCCGGAAAAGGAATCTTATCTAGTAAGGCTTTCTTCCACAATCTCGCTAGTGTACCGAAATAATTTGCAGATGACTTAGATGTCTCCTTATAAAGGGAGTCAAGAGAGTCACTACGAAATAAACTTTCAACACAAGCTAGTGATAACACATTAGTATGATTTGTAACCGGAATGCTAATACCTTCTAACTCAATTGGAATAGTCCGAGGTAGATATGGAAACCGCTTTAGGGCGTACTTCCAGATCTGCCAAGGAGCCCGGACGGGCTTAGAAGGAACAGTATAATGGTCATAAATTTTACGTGCTAATCTTAGGTCGCGATCGACAGGTGTAAACCTCCCCACAATAGGGAAACCTAAACCACCAAGATGTTGTGGAATGAACCAAGGAATATGATACTTACCTAATACACCCCTACTATGACACAGAAAATAACTGAGTACCTTCTCACGAAGGTTACTCGGACATAATCGTATCAATTCACGACAACGGGTACCTATTGCAAGCTGTTCGTCTTGCTTATCAGGTGAGGTACCATTACCAGACCTCTGCAGGTTAAAAAGTAGTCCGAGATTGACATAAGGAACAAGTTCAAAATGTCGTACTCTTCTTACAATTTTACCGTCAGATGGTCTAGTAAACATGTACCCCTCCCATCCAAGAGAATGGTAGTTATATGTTGTAGAATTCATATTAAGGAATTCCCGTGAATAGTATACCTTCCCTACGGAAGGTAATAACCCACAATAACTAGCAATCTTCTCCCAGGCCTTCCTCCCCGACTCGTTTATTCTCAAAATACCATCATCTCCGTTGACTGCGATAGGTGCATCATTAAGTGTGTAAACACGCTTATGAGCTATCTCCATCGACCAACGGCAGATTGCTAGATTGATTATACATAGAATCGGAAAAGAGACTATAGATCCCATTAACTGTCCCCGTAGCTGCGGCAACGCAGCGGAGTCCGGACGCCCCTTCATATTCATGAGATGCCCTGTTAAGGCACGTAAGAAAAGTTTACGCTCTTCATCTGATAAATTAAGACAATTACTTATCTCATTTACAGCAGAATCAGAACACCAACTGAACATCTCATTAGTGGCATCCGTGTAATCGACTGACAGAAACCCTTCGTCTTCCTTCAACTTACTACCCATACGCGATTGAATGTATTCGGGCGTTACCGGCTCAGAAATTAATCTGGCTGCCTTAAAACGTTTCAATACTTCCCACAACTTACGTTGTAACGGCTTTAAGACCGTATACAAATAAGGTGGACCCTTAGAGATTACTCTCTTCTTCAATGCTTCTGGTAGTGCAAGTGGAATAGCGAATGGCTTTTCTTCTGTGGCCCTATCTAATAACCTCGCATAAAGCGTGGCGAAAGAACCTCGTAGTCGACTACTATCTACAATTAACTTGTTGTGACGTGACATAGGATTTACAATTTTCATAGTTATCAACTCATCCTTCGTCTTCAACCCTTCTAAAAGCGAAGAATCCGAAAGGATACAACCCACAGCTCCACCCAATGCACGAGAATTAATGTAATTAGCACTAGTGCTAGGTACAAAAGGGCGAACTCGATCTTCATCATTATAAGTCTCACCATCGTAGATTTCTTTCACTGTTCGAACAATCTGTGCATGCACTGTTGATCTATTAAGTGACGTGGAAATTTTCGATGAGAGATTCTCAGGGATATCTCCCCAATCTATAAGTGACGAAGGTGGTTCAATTGGAGCTGTTGTCAATTTCTCAAACGCATCCACCTCAGCTCGTAAGAGCTCAGGTTTTTGTGGGCGAGGCATCCCTTTCTTGGAATAAAGTACAGAAGTTATAATACCCTCATACGTATATGAGTTCTTATTCACCTGTATATTAAACCATTTATAGGCTTTCCCTCCCAATATAATCCCCGGTTTATCAACCAGTAATATATCTCGCGAAATTGACGGAAGATGTTGTTTTTTATGAAAAGAGTAAAAGGCGGCGATCTTGTATTTAACAAATGACATTGGGTCCTTGCACATAGATGCACAATAAATCCAGTGATCATAAGTTTTTTTCCGAGATACACCGTCAGTTTGGAAACCGTAGAGCGAGAAGACGATATAAATAACATCAACACACTTACGTACGAAACCTTCCCACTGGCTGGATAGCCTGGTTAGTGGGAAAGGAGGAATAACGCCTCCATCATTAGCGGGTAATTTGAGAACATCATTGGATGTCTTAAGATTTACCATAGCGACTTTCAATATATTAATATTCC